ATAGAGGCATTGGCTCCGAAGCTGTTAGAGGTATTGAAGGGTCACATGGTGGTAGACCAGATTGCCCACAAGGAGGAAAAGGGTGCTTGAGGCAAGGATTGCACGTTGTACGGTAGTACAGGACCAGAAGAGCGAGAAGCTGGTGCTGATGGGGGTGGCAGAGTTCTTCGAGGACTGTGTGAACTTCAAGGCCGAGTACGATTGGGAGACGATGGACAAGGAGCAGTTCATTCAGGACTTGAGAGAGAAGTTGGCTGAAGAGTTTGCTATTTCTGTCCAGTGGGTAGACGTACAACCTGAGAAGTTGCTGGAGAGGATGCGGATATTCCACGAACGGTTCAAGAAGTATCGGGAGCAGGCTGCATGAGCCTACTGGACAATCTGACGAAGAACTTGGTAGAGACATATGCCAAGGCATTGAGTGAGCAGGAACAGAAAGAACTTGTCCAGTGCCTTGAAGTCTTGGCAAACGATCAGAAGTACAACAAGTTCGAAAACTTCTTTCCTGAGAAGGGCGAATACAGGCGAGAGCTTTATCCAAAGCATCTCGCTTTTATGTCTGCGGGGAAGAAGTATACAGAGAGATTTTTCCTAAGCGGAAACCGCGTGGGAAAATCAGAAACAGGAGCCTTCGAGACGACTTGCCATTTGACAGGGCTTTATCCTGAATGGTGGACTGGTCTACGTTTCAACAAGCCTATTCTTGCATGGGTTGGTGGAGATACTGCGACTACCTGCCGTGACATCATTCAGATGAAACTTATGGGGAACATCAACGACGTTGGTAGCGGGATGATACCCAAAGACTGCATTGTGGATTACAAGACCAGAAGAAACGTACCAGACGCAGTAGAGATCATTCGAGTGAAACATATTACAGGTGGCGTCTCTACGGTCATTCTCAAGACGTATGAACAGGGACGAGCGACTTGGCAGGGGTCTGAAGTAGACTGGATTTGGATAGACGAAGAAGCCCCTATGGATGTATATGGAGAGGCTTTGATTCGTCTGATGACGACGAACGGGAGTATCATCACGACCTTTACTCCCTTGAGCGGCGTGACCGAGCTAGTCATGAGTGCCCTAGAAAACTCTCAAGACACCGATGCTGAGTTCCCGAAGTACGTAGAGGTTGTCGCTTGGGGTGACGTACCGCATATCTCAGAGGAAGTGAAGCGCAAGATGCTAGACGCTACACCGCCTCAGCTTAGGGATGCTCGTTCTAAGGGCATTCCGACTGTAGGTACAGGTCTAGTCTACCCTGTAGACCCTATTACGATTACCGTAGACGACTTCCCTATTCCCAAACACTTCAAGCGGCTCTATGGCATGGACGTAGGCTGGAACAATACCGCTGCATTGTGGGGTGCATGGGACATAGAGAACGACATCATCTACATTACGTCTGAACACAAGCAGGGAATGGCTGAACCTATCGTCCATGCGGCTGCCATCAAGAGCCGTGGAGAATGGATAAAAGGCCAGATAGACCCTGCCTCAAGAGGTAGGAGCCAAGTAGACGGTCAAAAGCTGTACGAGATATACAGAGACTTGGGTTTGAAGATATATCCTGCCAACAACGCTGTAGAGGCGGGGATATTCACTATATGGGAACGAATGACTACGGGACGATTGAAGGTATTCAAGTCTTGTACGCAGTTCCTAAGAGAGTTGTCTTTGTACCATCGGGACGACAATGGCAAAATAGTCAAGAAAAACGACCACTTGCAGGATTGCGCTCGCTATTTGTGCAATGCGGAAGCTCATGCTTGGTCCTATCCGACTAGCACAACGAAACAAAAAGTAGTAGATATTGGACGATATATGAACGCTTGTACCTAGAAAGGACACGATATGAGTTCGTTGCTTGAGAAGTTGAAAGCTGCAAAAGAAAAGTTTGCTGGTAAAGCTCCTGCATTGCCTGAAGAGAAGGCTGTTCTTGGCGACGGGATGATGAAGAAAGAAGTAAAGAAGACCAAAAGCGCAATCAAAAATAGGCAAGCAGCAATCGACGACATTATGAAGAGTATGTAGGAGACGACTATGGCAAACCCAAAAGAAGTGATGCTTTCTGTTATGAAGAAAGAAGGCAACAGTTGCATGTGTGAGCTTGTCATGCGTGCATTCACAACGAGGAACCTGTTGCAGTTTGCCCACTGGTCTACAGACTCCTATGCGAAGCACGAAGCCCTTGGAGAACTGTACGACAGTATTATTTCCAAGCTGGACGAGATTGTAGAGGTATATCAAGGCAAGTTCGGCCTGCTTAAAGACCTGTCTTCTCCAGCAGCCGTAGTTCCATCAAACATTCTTTCGCATGTTGAAGAAGAAAGCCGCTGGGTAGGAATGAACAAGTCCAGCATTGCCAATGGCTGCGAAGCGGTAGTAGCCCTTCTGGACGAACTGGAAGCCTGCTATCTCAAGGCGATTTACAAACTTGGGAACCTGAAATAAGGATTGAACTATGGCTTTGCCTATCAATAGCCCTTCGATGATTCCAGACCGAGAAGGAGACTTGGCTTTTCTGGAAGAAGCCATTGTGAAATCTCAGGAAGAGAATCAGGTCGTCAAAAAACTGGCGCTTCATATTGATTCGGTCTGGAGAAAGAATCAGGAAGACGCCAAACCATTTCGCAAGGAAATGATTCAGACTTTGCGCCGAGTGCGTGGCGAATACGACTCTCAGAAGTTGGCAGACATTCGTGCCTTCAAAGGCTCGGAAATCTATATCCGTTCCTCAGAGAACAAGGCAAGAGCGGCGGTAAGCTGGATAAAAGACTTGTATCGGGTTGAAGAGGAATTGCCTTGGTCGATCAAGCCTACGTCTATTCCAGACCTTCCTGGCGAGACGCTAGAAGCTCTTCAAGTTGAGGTACAGCAACAAGCCGTACAGTTCGAGCAGGAAATGGTCATGTCTGGTCTTGAAATCGACCGGAACCAGATTGCCAAACTGCTTCAAGAGTTTTACGAAGACCGCTTGGGCGAAGAAAAGAAGCTTCTTGAGAAGAAGGCAAAAGAACGGTGCGAACGAGCGTCTGAAAAGATCAAGGACCAGAATCAAGAAGGCGGTTGGAGTGAAGCCTTCAAAGACTTTCTCTACTACTTTGTGCGTCTAAAGATGGGCATCATCAAGGGGCCTATCCTTACCAAGAAGAAGAAACAGGTGTGGGTAGCCACCGAGACGGGCTATGAACTTCAAACCGAAGATACCCTAGTGAACGACGTATATTGTGTTACGCCGTTCAACTTTTATCCGTCCAAGGGAATGAAGACGGTAAACGACGGCGACGTAATCGAAGTCCATGAGTTGACCAGACAGGCGATTGCCGACCTGATTGGAGTGCCTGGGTACAGCGAAGAAGAAATCCGTATCGTCTTGGACAAGTTCGATAACAAGAAGCTCAAGACGAAGTGGTTCACAGTAGACGACGAAACCGAGGTTAAGCAAGTAACCAAGGACAAGCAGGTAAACTCTCCGACTGTTCCTTCCACGCAGAACGCTACCGACAGTCAAACTGATTTCATCTTTGCCCAAGAGTTCTACGGAACCGTTTCTGGCAAGCTCCTGATTGATTGGGGTTTTGAGTCTCCCCTAGACCCAGCGGCTCAGTATCAAGCAAACTGTTGGAAGATAGGCGATCATGTTATCAAGGCAGTAATCAATCCCGACCCGCTTGGGCGCAAGCCGTACCACGTATCCTCTTGGGCCAAGAGTCCAGATACGATCATTGGCGAAGGTCTGATTGAGTTTGCTGCTCCGATTGAAGACGCGATGAATGCCGTTGCAAGGGCGCTTATCAACAACATCGCCATTGCTTCTGGTCCTATGGCAGAGGTAGACAAGGACAGGGTAGATACCAAGCTGCCTATCTATCCGTGGCGACAGATCGAATCTACGTCCATGCAGATGAAGAACGAAGGCCCTGCGGTTGTCTACTATCAGCCTCAGATGCACGCCGAGTCGCTTATTAACGCATTCATGTTCTTCAGCAAGCTGCTGGATGAAATGACCGTCCCTGCCTACGCACAAGGCGCTTCTCAGTCGGGGGTGACTGCTGGTACGGCTACGGTATTTACGCAGCTCCTAGCGGCTGCTAGTCGCTCTATCAAGGCTGTAGTAGCCAACATCGACGACGACATCATCACTCCGTACATCACCATGTGCTACGACCTGAACAATACGTCTGAAACAGACCGTACGGTTATGGGAGACGTTCGTGTTGTCGCCAAGGGTCTGCATGGACTGCTTGCCAAGGAACAACAAGCGCAAAGAAAGATCGAATACCTGCAAGTCGCTATGACGCCAGTGCTTAGTCAAATCCTCGGAGCAAAGAATCTTGGTTCGATTGCGGCCCAAATCGCTAAGGCAAACGACATCAGCCTGCCGGACATGAAACGCCTAGAAGGAGACGAGAGCGTAGAAGACGTAGTTTCTCAGATGCTCATGGCTCAGTCTGGAGTAGACCCGACTCAGATGAACGGGCAAGTTGCAAATGGTGGTGGAGCGCCTGCAAAGCCAGGAGGCGAGAATCCAGACGGAAGTAAAGCAGGAGTAGTCAATGCGTAGACTGAGTGACCAAGAACGCCTTATGCTCAAACGAATCAAAGATACTTCAGACGGAAAAGACTTGATTGAATTTCTCAATTCTTTGTCCAAAGAGAACTATGCAGAGTTCAAAGTTTGCTCTCCAGAACACAACGATATTGTAAAAGGAAAAGCTATCGCTATTGACACTTTAATCAATTACCTCGCAGAATGTGACAAAACCGAACCACAAAGACCAGTACCAAGTATTTCATAGTAACGGCACTCACCATATTGGCGTGCCAAACATTCACTCTATGGGAAACCAGCAATGGCCCCGAAAGGGAAAGACATGGGACTCCCCAAACAAGTCGAAGAAGCTGCAAGCCTTGCCGAAGAACTTCACGGAAAGATGTTTCCCCAAGAACAAGAAGAGCAGGAAGAAGTAGAGGCTGAAGAAGAAGCGGAGCAAGAAGAGGTAGTCGAAGAAGAAGCCGTCCAAGACGAAACTCCTGAAGAGAAAGACACCTTCGAAGCTCGGTACAAAAGTCTCAAGGGGAAATACGATGCAGAAGTTCCTCGCCTGCACCAAGAACTGAAAGAACTGAAACAGAGCATTTTCGACCGACTAGGCAATCTCGAAACCAAGAAAGAACAAGTGGCCGAGGTCAAAGCCGTCAACGAAAAGCTGGAGAAGTTCAGAGAGGACTACGGAGACGACCTGATTGACTACCTGCGGGAGTTCATCAAGGAAGAAGTTACTCCGATGGTGCAACAGAACATTTCTCAGGTGAAGCAGAAAGTAGACTCGGTAGAGGAAACCCAAGTTAAAGCAGCACAAGAAAGCTTTATGTCCGTCTTAGACGGCAAGGTAGAAGGAGACTGGCGCAAGCTGTGGGCAGGAGAAGACGAAGGCTTTGTAGAGTTTCTGTCTCAGCCTGACCCGCACGGTCTATACACCTACGGTGAGCTTGTAGAAGCTTACAACAACAAGTGGGATGCAGATCGACTGGCGACTGTCTTCAACACATACCTTGGCAAGACTGCAAAACCTGTACAGCAAGAACAACCCAAGAAACCTTCCCCGGCAAACGAGGCAATGGTTGCCCCTAGCCGCAAGACACCGACTGCCGTACCCAAGGCAGAAGAGAAACGTATCTGGACTCAAGAAAGCATGAAAGAATTTCAGGTTGCCGACCGACAGGGGAAATATGACCCTGAAACGTCCAAGGCAATGTGGGAAGACCTCTTGAGTGCCGTAAGCGAAAATCGCATCCGATAGGAGATTGAATCATGGCCGTTTACCCCGTAAGCCCCGGACATCCTGATTACGGCACTGGCGGTACTTCGCAGTACATCCCTGCCGTATATTCCGCCCTGCTCATCAAGAAGTTCTATCCCAAGACCGTTGCTGCCCTCATCTCCAATACTGCTTACGAAGGAGACATCAAGAGCGCAGGCGATTCCGTCTACATTCGTACTCGTCCGACCATCGAAACCTTCCGCTACAAGAAGGGAATGGTTCTGCCGGTACAGAATCCTGAAAGCCCCTACGTCACCCTGAAGATCGACCAGGGCGAAGGCTTCAGCTTTGCCATCGACCGGATTGACGAGTTCCAGTCCGACATCAAGCTCATGGATACTTGGGCCGAAGACGCTTCTGCCTCTATGAAGCAGGTCATCGACCGTAACGTGCTTGTTACCATCGCTGCTGCCGGTGCCGTAGCTGGGGGCCAGTTGGCTACTACGATTTCCGGTTATTCCGCAGCTGCCAGTGGTCCGAGCATGGATCAGTACACCACGGCAAACAAAGCCATCGTCAACGGTTCGACGACTGCCAAGGGTACTTCCATCGTTCTTGGTACTTCGGCTGCTTCTGTCTCGGCTAATACCGGCGACGAAATCACCGCTCAGATTCTCAAGTACGGTCGTTATCTGGACGAGAACAACGCCCCCGAAGAAGGCCGCTTTGTCATCCTGCCGGTTTGGGCTGGTCAACACCTCAAGTCGTTGGCAAGCAATAACTTCGGTCTTGCCTATGCTACCGGCCAGAACAGCGCCAACATCATGACTGGCACTGTTCCTAAGATCGACCGTTTCGAGGTAATGTTCTCCAACAACCTGCCTGCTTCCACTGAAAGCGTTACTGACCCGAGTGCGGTCATTTTCGGCTGCAAGTATGCTACGACTTTCGCTACCCAAATCACCGAGTCCCGTATCATCGACAATCCCTTCAGCTTCGGGAAGATGATGCAAGGTCTGCAAGTCTACGGCTTCAACATCATCAAGCCGACCTGCATCGGTGTGGACTTCATCAAGAATGCGTAATTGACCAAAGACTAGGGGCTGGCTAACCCCGGCCCCTAACCTTATCCAAGGAGATACATCATGACCGCTGTTGTTGCTGAAACCGTAACTGAAGTACGCACCGGACAGGCTGCCAAAGCCGTTGGTTCGAATGCGATTTATACTCGTACTGTAACCTTTTCATTGACCGATGGTGGTACTGCTGGTACTGCCAACCTGACTGGTTTGGTCATTCCGGCCAATACCCTGATTCTTGGTGGCACGTTCAAGCCGTCTGTTTCCCAGGGCACAGCCACCATCAAGTTTTCCGTAGCTACCGACGGTGACTTCTCGACTGCTTCTGTCTACACCTCTACCGACGGTAAGGCTCTTACGACCCCCATTCAGGTTATGACCACTGGTGATCGTCAAGTAACCTACACCACGGATGTTGCTGCTGTTGTAGGAGCTACTTGTGAACTTACCCTTGTTCTTTGTAGTGTAGGTGAGGCACAGCCTTCCTATGACGTAAACGTAGCCTAAGTTGAACTCGGGGGGAGGCACTAGCTTCCCCCCTTTCCAAAGGACACCGACATGGCCCTTACCAAAGCTGCACGGACTCCCAAAGGGAACACCCAAGCAGACAAGCAGATTCAAGAACTGAAATCCTTTGTGGAGGCAATAATCGACTCTGACGAGAAAGCCCTTCAGTCCATCGAAGAACGCTTAGATACTCTAGAGAAGATTGTCTACCGCAAGGCACCGTCTATCCAAAAGGTCGAAACGTTCAACGGAGAAGAAGAAATTCAGCGGGAAGAAAGCAATCTGAAGATGCAATATGAAGACAAGATTGCTTCTGTTCAAAATGCCTGCAAGATTCTTCCCCCGAACCTTCTAGTAGACGGCAAGCACGTCCCCAAAAACGTATCTGCCATTTGTGGCTTTCTGGTTACAGAAGAAATGATAGATAGGGCTTACGAATGAACCTAAGAGAGATTCGGGAAGAATGCTGGTCCCTAGCAGGCGAAAAGGGAGACTACGACGACGACAAGCTGTGGCCTATGACGGATATGAACCGTTACATTAACAGGGTCTACAAGCATATCGCTCGTGAAACCCTGTGTATCAGAGACGCCATTACTCCCGAAGTCTGCTTAATCAGTTGCCCGGTTGTGGACTACACGACCTACGTAGAAGGGACTATCGACTACATTTGGGCAAATGACCCTACGGGTTGGCTGTATCAGAAGAACGTCTGCCAGTATCGCTACGCGCTTCATCCAAAAATTGTACAGATCGACGAGGCGAAATGGACTAACCGGACTTGGAAGCTCACCAGGGTTTCTGTCCAGAAATGGCAGACCAATCCTTGGTGGGAACAAGTGGTTGGGATGCCTACCGAATATGCAACAGACCTGTCGAACAACACCATCGCGTTGAATTTCAGGAGTGAAGAAGCAGACACTATTCGCCTGCAAGTAAGGCGATTGCCTCTTGTAGACCTAATAGACGACGAAGACATTCCTGAAATCAGAGAAAGCTACCACGACTTTTTCCTCAATGGGGTACTTCATAACATGTACCTCAAGCAAGACGCAGAAGCATTCGATGGGTACAAGGCTGCTGAATACAAACAGCTATACCTAGCCGACATTGACGAGATTAAACAGCAAGAGTCGTTGTTGGATCGTCGGCTTAGACCGAACCATTCGCTGAGTGCGTTTAGATGAATAAAGACTATTGGAAAATAGGCGAGTTCAAAGGGCTGGACAACAAACACCCGCCTGAAGCTCTGACGACCTTTTCCAAGGGCGTTGGTTCTGAGTCGAATAGAACGGGAGCAAGCTATGCTTCCGTTGCTACGAACATCGACTTCACGACCAGCGGATTCAGGCGCAGGCAAGGGTTCTCTTTGTCTGTTTCAGGTTCGTTCCATTCCTTGTGGTCGAACGGCAAGAAGAACCTGTGCGTCAAAGACGGCTATCTCTGTCTGTTCGACGACAGACTGAACTTCACCGAACTGATTCCTGC